TTGGTGTATCACCGGCCCTTAATTATGAAATAGTAGCAGCTACTAATACTGTTTATGTATTTGAGTTAATTAAAAATATAGCTAATGTAGGAATAGTAGATATAGACTTTTTTTGGTATGAACATGTTAGTTTATAAAGGGCATATCGTAGAGGAAATTGGAGCATGAGTGATATAGGGAGACCTCCAAAGTTTAAAACTGCTTTAGATATACAAATAGAGATAGATGAATACTTTAGTCAAACATTAGCAGATGAGATGCCTTTTACTATAACAGGATTAGCTTATCATTTAGGTTTTGAATCAAGACAAAGCATTTATGACTATGAAAAACATGGAGAGTTTTCTTACGCTATAAAAAGAGCAAGGTTACAAGTAGAGAAATATGCAGAAGATAAACTATTTTCCACTACTCCAACAGGTGCAATATTTGCATTAAAAAATCACGGTTGGAGTGATAAACAAGAGATAGAACACTCAGGAGAGATGAATATAAATATAGGGGAAGAGTTTGAAGGGTATTAGATTATATAGCCAGTATACAACTAAACAAAAAGAGGCATCCGAAATACTGAAATCAGGTGCAACCAGGGTTATGTTGTATGGTGGTGCAAGGTCAGGTAAGACTTTTATATTTATCGCTGCAGTTATTATCAGGGCTTTACAGTATAAAGGCAGTAGACATCTAATTGCTAGACTCAGGTTTGCACATGCTAAAGTCTCATTATGGTTGGATACTCTACCAACAATCATTAAACTATTAGGATTAAATGATAAAGTAAAATGGCATGAATCAGACCACTATTTAACTATAAACGGCTCAGAGATATGGATTGACGGGTTAGACGATAAAGACAGGATTGACAAGATCTTGGGTAGAGAATACGCAACCATCTATTTCAATGAAATGTCACAGATTGCATATCCAACAATTACTACCGTATTAACCAGGCTTGCACAGAAGATAGAAGGTATGAAGAACAAAGCCTATTTTGACTGCAATCCACCATCTAAACATCATTGGAGTTATAAACAATTCATCCTGGGTGAAGATCCAGAGACAGGGGATAAGTTAGCAAACCCAAAACAGTATGCAAGCCTTCGCATGAATCCAATCCATAACAAGGAACATTTACCAGACAATTATATTGAAGATATCTTGGAACATCTACCGGAAGATAAAAGACGGCGATTTCTATTAGGTGAGTATGGCGATTCAGAAGGCGTTATATTCACGAATTGGGAGATAATAGAAACTATACCGGATGAGGTTAAGAAACATTCAAGGCGGTCAATCGGTTTAGACTTTGGCTTTTCAGTGGATCCGGCTGCGCTGATAGATGTATATATCAATGGCAACGATGTATACTGTGATGAACTGCTATATGAGAAAGAGTTAACAAATCAGCAGATAGCTTTCAAGATGAAAAACTACAACGTGCAACGGGAATTAACACAGGCTGATAGTGCAGAGCCTAAAAGTATACATGAATTAGTTATGGCAGGTTGTAGAGTTGTTGGCGTGCAGAAAGGAGCTGATAGCATCAGGGCCGGGATTGATTGGCTGTTAGGCAAGCGGTTGTATATCACAAGACGAAGTGTTAATCTTATAATAGAATTACAGGAATATGTTTGGAGTCAAAACAGGGATGGTAACTTTGAGCCGAAGCCTATTGATGACTACAACCATTTGATGGATGCTTTAAGATATGCAGTCGATCCAATTAGGCGGAAGAGTGCGCCTGTATTTAGCACATTGGTAAAGAGGTAATTATGCAAACAACTGAAGATATATTAAAAGCGATTGAAAGTGATGTTGAAGGTATTACTTCAAAAATGCTTGGTGATTTAATTACACAATTCAGGAGCAAAGAGGGAAAGAAAAGACAGAAATTATGGGATAGATATACTCTTGAGGACGTGCCAATATATCACCATGAGGTTGCAAACTTTATCAAGGTTAATGAGAAATTAGCACATGACTTCTATGCAGATATTGTAGATACAAAAACCGGCTATATGGGTAATGAAGTTACAACTACACTTAACCGGGAGAAATATAAAACAGACGGGGTACTGGACGAAACAGAATATCAGGCAGACAGGGAGCATCTAAGAGACTTCCAAATCAAGACATAAAGCGAAGATGAGAACAGCGAGATCGTAGGGCTTGCAGGTGCAACCGGAATTGGCTATAGATTGCTATGGGTGCCTGAAGGTAAGAACGATGTAATGACAATGAACCTGGATCCTTGGGAAGTGATATATATATTTGATGCAAGCCTGAATGAAGCCGTTGCAGCGCTTAGATTTTGGACAATGGATGCACTAGAATTCGGTCATAAGAATAAAGCCAAAGAAATTACAGTTGTCGAATGGTACGATAAAACAGATGTTACATATTACATAGATAACGCTGATATGATATTCCATCTTGATTTATCGAAAGGTACTGAAGGAAGTCAACCACATTTATTTACTGGTGTCCCAATAATTCCATTTCCTAATAACGGGTTAGAGTTTGCCGAGCCTCAGAAAGTTGTGACCCTGATAGATGGATACGATACTATCATGAGTGCGACAGTATCCGAGATAGAACAGTTTAGACTTGCTTATATGTTCGCTAAGGGTGCAGGTCTTTTTGTAGATGATGTATTTATAAAGAAAATGGAACAGACTGGGGTATTTCCTCTACCCGGAGATGGTGAGATAGGTTTTATCAATAAAGAACTTGCAATGGATGGGATTAAAATAATCCTTGATGAGATACGCAGAAACATTTACCTGTTTGGAAAATCAATAGATACGTCTAAAGATAACGATGGTGATATACGTGTTATAGGTTGGCAGGTAGCATTGTTAAAGTTGGAGAATAGTGCGGTAGTAACAGAGCGTAAATTTAAGAAAGCATTAAGGGAACAATACCGGATGTTAACAGATTACTGGACGAAATTCCAAGGTGTAACAATAGATCCTATGTCGATAGAGTTTACATTTACCCGGAACTTTCCAAAAGATATTCAGGCAGAAGCAGAAACACTATTACTATTGCTTGATGGTGTTAGTAGAGATACGGCATATAGTCAGATGAGTTTTATAGACGATCCAGAGGCAGAAATTAAAAAGGTAGAGTTAGAGCAAAGTCCATTTAGGGAGGGTGCATTAGGTGGCGACCAGGAACCTGACAACCAACAGTCTACAAGCACTTAAAAAGGCCGATGGTATAGTTGCGTTTACATCTCAAGAACTCATTAAATCCTATAAGGTTGCATTGGTAGAAATACGCAAAGAACTAGATACACTATACAAGAAATTCCTTACATTAAAAGAACCAACAAAAGCACAACTTACACAATTTATGAGAAAGTCAAAAATAGAGAAAGAGATAGTTGATATCATGCGTCCATTCCTCACAGCAAACGAGGCATTTATAAAAGATATGTCTGTCCTGGGAATAGATAACGGATATTTCAATAATGCATGGGCATTGGATCAGGCGTCCGGTGTTTCGTTATCTTGGGGGATGATAGACGATACAGCAGTAAGGGCAGCTGCCGGGATAGGTGGGAATGTTGGCAATCTCACAGGACTATTAACAAGCTTTGAAATTAAACAACATCAGAAACTTTTGACAGAGGCATTTAAGAATTATGATCAGGATACAATCAGATGGATAAGCCGGGATATAAGACAAGGTATTTTGCAAGGTGAATCCGCTGTTAAAGTTGCAAGGCGAATTCAAAGAAGCGGAATAACAAAATCATTTAATTCTGCTATGAAAATAAGCCGAACAGAAATACTCAGAGCCACCGGATTAAGTGGGCAAATAGCTTATGAGGAGGCAAGGGGGTTCGGTGTTGACATAAATGAGATATGGGATGCGACCCTTGACAATCGTACAAGACCGGAACATGCTACAGCAGACGGTGAGATAAAAGATAATGAAACTGGATTCTTTTCTGTTCCTTGGGGTGAAGTTACTGGGCCGCGCAGAAGTGGTATAGCATCTCAAGATATTTTTTGTCGATGTATTTCAGTCGGAGAGGTTGAAGGATACAGCCCGGAATTACGAAGGGTAAGGGGTGAAGGGTTACAGCCTGTGCAGACTTTTAAAGAGTGGGCGAAAACGAATGATATAACCGTTAATCGGTTTGGTCAGAAATATAATTTTGAGATAGGAGCGTAAAGAAATGAGTGATGTATTAGATGGTAATCAGGGTGACAATGGTGACACTGGGGATCAGGGAAATCAGACTGTAACACGTGAACAGTTTGACGCATTAAATGTACAGCTTGAAGAATCTAATAAGATGTTCGAGGAACTGAAAAAAGCTCAGTCCGGTTCAGATAGTAAGGTTACAGAACTACAAAACCTTTTGAAACAGACTAAGGAAAAAGCAGAGGAAGCAGGGAAAACAGAAAAGCAAAAGTTTGCCGATAGGATGACAGCGATTGAAACAGAATTGGCAAATGAGAAAGCAGCAAAACAAAAGGCAATACTTAAAGGGCTTGCGATTCAATTATTGAGTGATAAAAAGATTTCGGCTCCTAAATATCTAAACCGATTGATCGGGAAAGATGCAGAGGAAACAGAAGCTAATATCATGGAATATATTGAGGAACGTTTAGCTCTTGAATTAAGTGTTGCTGATGAGTTCGCCAAAAACAACGGGCGAAGGGTTCAGAAGCCAAAAGGCACAGGTGATATGAAAATACTTGATGATTTTACAGATGAAGAAATTGCCGATATGTCAGCTGATGAATTCCTAAAGATACAAGAGCGATCAAAGAAAAAATGACGAGGAGTTAGATTATGGCAGGAGAATTATTTCGACCAACAATATGGTCAAAGAATTTTATAGTCAATGTTGAAAAAGCATTAGTATATAAAAATGTAGCCAACACAGACTATGAGGGAGATATTGCAGGCGGTGCGAGTTCTGTAAAAATCAATGAAATTGGTGATGTTACAATCAGAGATTATAGCGAAGATACAGACATCACAATTCAGCAGTTAACAGATGCGCAGAAAATATTAAATATTGATCAGAAAAAGTATTTTGCTTTTAATATTGATGATGTACTTAAAGCACAGTCAAATGTAACATTGATGGAAAAAGCAATGCAGAAAGCAGCGTTCAATATGGCTGATACTGTTGATAAATTTATTGCAGGTCTTTACTTACAGGCAGGTGTAGCAAATGCCAATATGGGAACAAATGCAACAGACCTAGATATTTATGCAACAGGTGATGGACACGACCAGACAATATCTGTATTTACAAATGCAAGTAGATATTTAGATGAAGCAAATGTACCAACAGTAGGCAGATGGGTAGTTATACCGCCTTGGCTCCATCAGTATTTGAAACAGGCACAGATTGTTGATAATGCAGAAGGTGGAATCAAAGGTGGTGATACTACTGATTTTGGAAATGGTTTTATCGGGAACACATTGGGCTTCAATATTTACGCAAGTAACAATGTTTCAAGTGGAGCAGCTTGGATAAATTCAAGAGTAATGTTTGGTGCGCCTGATGCGATAAGTTTCGCAGGACAGATTACACACATTGAAACAGCAAGAGTAGAGAAACAGTTTGGCGATATGGTAAAAGGGTTGTATGTATACGGTGCAAAGGTTGTAAGACCTGATCACTTATTGACTGCATATCTTGCACCTGCCGGATTAAGCACATAAAAAATAAGGAATGAGGAGTTAAATTATGGCTGGCGATTCAGCATTATCAGTAAGAATATTAGGATCAGATAGTTTCGCAATTAAAACTACTGCCGTAGCTTTTAAAAGGGTAGTATTAAGCGATACAGGGTTTGTAACAATCGATGTTAGTACAATGGATGCATCAAACATGTTGATACTTTTAGATAGACCCGCAGATGCAAAAAACCCCACTGTTATTATAAAGGATGGTGGTTCAACATCGAACCCATTGTTTTTTACAGGTGGGCAGCAAGGGAATATAAGTATACTAACAACCGCAGCGGGTGAGTATGCAATAGGCCCCATTGAAACATCAAGGTTCAAAGATACAAGCGGTAATATCAATGTTGGTAAATCAACAGATGATACAACTATTGTATATATTCAGGCGATACTATTAAGATAGGAGTACGATTGAAAGAAATAAAAAAGCCACAGGGGCGAAAGCCCTTGTGCATTATAGGGACAGCAAGCACAAGAAAAGATGCACCATATGACATGAAGTTAGATGGCGAAGAATATGTATATGACATCTGGGGTATAAATACAGCACTCGTACAAGAGGATGTTAAAAGGATAGATGTGTGTTTTGAAATGCACCCTAAAAGATACTGGGGACAGCAAGCGGTAACTGAAAGGTTAAAGGAATTTGGCGGCCCTGTTTATATGCAAGACCATTATGACCAGATCCCTAAAAGTAAACCGTATCCCCGGGAAGCTATCAAGAAAAAATATCACTGGGAGCCGATGGGCGAAAGGTTTTATGTTACTAACACTATTACATATATGTTCTTGATGGCACTTGAAGAGGGTTACACTGATATCAGTCTTTATGGAATACATATGGCACATGCAACCGAATATGCTTATCAGCGGGCGTGTGTATCCTGGGTTCTTGGTATAGTTCATGGTTGGGTATTGATGGGTAAAGATTATAAGATAACGATCCCTACTGAGTCAGCATTATTAAAAGCTGAGTACGAATATGGTTATGACGAACCAACACAGGCGATGGACTTTTTAAAAGGACGTCAGGAAGGAATGACTAAAGGTATAGAAGATGCAACCGCAC